AGGGTAGTCAATACTGTGTATTGGACTGTTATTGCAACGCTTTCAGTATAGGTTCCTGGATGAATAATGATTGTTCGTCGTTCACCAGTTACTAAAGTCAATGCTTTAGTAATAGAGGCAACTGGGGTGAGCAAATCACCATTACCAGTAGTGTTGTTTCCGTCTACTTGGCTAACGTGAATCTCATAGTCATAGCCCAGGAATTTTGGCTGTGGGTTTGTGTCTAGATAATCAAGGGCAATGTTAAGTTTGGTGTCCCAGTTAAGTTCACCACGAGTTGGTTTATTCAGAGGCATCTGTTACTACCAACTTGGCGATTGTAGCAAGTGCTTCCTCAATACGTGTTTTCTCACGCTCATCAAGTGTGTCTGCTAGTTCAGCCTCAAAGACAGACTTTGCTGCCTCATATTGTTCTTGGTTCATTAGTAACCGTATCCTTCCGTACCATAATTTCCAGCACCGTACCCAGGGTATTGGATAGCGGGTAAATTTTTACTTCCCTTTTGTGCGTACTGCATAAACTGTGGGTCATTGACCAACTCATCAGCGTTGACTTCAAGACAATCAATACTTACCACTGACCAGCGGTAACCAAAGTGTCCCTTAGGCAAAACACGAGTTGGAACAAAAATGTTTCCTCGGTAAAGGATACGGTCTTTGATGTTCCTGTCTGGGTTTACTAACATATCGGGCAAAAGTCTTTCTACATCACCCACGTTTAAAGTAATTCTTAGGGTATCTACAATGTAGAAACCTCGTTCGTTCATCTCATTGTTGCCTCTAATAAGTTGGGCGGAAACACAAGGCATGTTAAATGGAAGCATCCATCTACGGCCTTTACCTGCTACAGCACTAGAGACATCATAAATATCATCAACAATGTTAACTATGTTTTCTGCGGTGTACTCGTCAGACCAACGGAACCAGTCAACCTCTACGCCAACAGGATGTTGAAGGTCCTCTTGGATGCCTTCATACATTCGCTTTGCTTCATAGTCCAGGCTAAATCGACCCTGTAACCTGCTACCACGCATATTGGCTCCTAAGAGGAATAGAACTCTACGTTCTTCTTTAGACGTTCGTCGTTTGGACTAATGGTAAGTGCTTGTTGACCATACGTCAGGGCATCTTCTTTAGCACCTAGATTGTACGATGCAATGGCTGCTAAATCATGGGGAAGTGCTCCCCAAGCCCTAGGTTCATTTAAGTATTGCCCTGGACGTTCTGTAAGTTCTAAGGCTTTAAGTGCGTACTTAAGACACTCACTCCATCTTTGATTTTCGTAGTAATACTCAGACAAATCTACTGAAGGTTCACGAGAGTCTGGGGCTTCAAGGTGTGCTTTTAGGAACCACTCTTCACGCTCTTGTCCTTGCGAACATTTTGCAATGTAACGCATAGATGCAGCACGTTCTACATTCCATCGTGCAGTTGGAAGGGCTAGATGACGTTGTAACTCTGCTTTTGCTTTATCGCACATCCCATAAAAGAAATACTCTCTACCTAAGTAGTGCGAGTTTCTATCGTCATGTGGGCTTTCCGCTACAGACATCTCTAACAACGGAAAGTATTGGCTTCTAGATTTAGCAGCATCTGGATAGTGGTGTATCTGTAACCCAACAAACGATTGTGTTTCTTCCATTCCGTAATTTTTCATCACTTCGTGAACAGGGTGTGTCCATCTGTATCCTTTACGTGAATGAATTTTATCTCCACTATAGGTTAGTCCTTCTGAACCATCGTCATTCCAAGACCAGGTGTACTTATAACGAGGGCGAGTAATTCCTTCAGGAACCTTCTCTAACTCCTCACGCCATCCATCAACAAAAATTTCATCCATGTCTAGTGCAATGCAATAATCCATATCTTTAGGAATTGCAGCAACCGCTGCATTTCTTGCATCATCGAATCTCCAAGGAACAATAGCAATCTCAACAACATTGATACCTAATGCTCTGGCTTTTTCAATTGTTTTATCTGTTGAACCAGTATCTGCAATAAGAAGAACGTCTGCATCTTTAGCAGAGTTAAACCAACGCTCTACAAACTGTTCTTCATTTAAAGCAATTGCGTACACTGCAACCTTTAGTTTTTTTGTAGCCATACCTGTAGTCCTATCTCTAACACCGTGAATTTACTTTGTGCACAGGCAAGAATTGCATCAATTGCTGGTTTAGGGTCAAACTCAGGACCTTTACCAAGAGACCACATGTAGTCGTCAAAAGCCAAGATACCGTTAGGTTTTAAACAGAGGAGAGCGTTCATGCCGTCTTTAAGAACGGACATTGCTTTGTGGTCCCCGTCAATATAAATAAAGTCAAAAGAATAAAGGTTCTTCTTAAAGAACTCATCACTAGTCATTTTTTCTTTGTAAAGACGAGACTCGTTTTGATAGGAGAGCGTTCTTGAATCGTAGGTATCTTCAACGCTATTCCAGTTCAACGCATCGTGAGCAGGTTCTTCTGAACCTTCCCAAGTATCTACATCGGTAAGGTTGGACTCTTGATGGGTTAGTACGTTGTTAAACAACCACTCGGTAGCATCACCTGTGTATGCACCTATTTGTAAGCATGTTAAAGAGTTACCTTCATACAGGGATAGAAACTTTTCAAAGTTTGCTTCTGCTCCACCTGCTTTAAACCAATTTGGGTAGTCCGTCATTATTCTCCAGTTGTAGTTGCTTATCCGATTATTGTAAAGGTTCCTTGCATTGCTGAATGGTATTGGCAGATATAGTAGAGAGTGCTTGGAGCACCAGAAGGTACGGTCCAAGTAATACCACCAACTGCTGTGCCGTTTCCTGTTACACCAGTGTTGTAAAGGCTGGTAACACCATCAATAACTGCAGCGGTTTTAATCCAAAAAGGATGCCCAGAAGCATTGATAGTAAAGAAGTATGTTTGACCACGAACAAGGGTAATCGTTGGATTAGTTACTGCATTGATTGTGTAAGAGCCAGCACCACCAGAAGTATTTGTTACGTTGTAGTTTTCAATAATAGATAGTCCAGCACCAGTAGCACCAGTTGGTCCCGTATAGCCAGTTGGACCAGTAACTGTGCTGTTTTGACCTGTTGGTCCAGTTGGTCCTGTAATTCCTGTTGGTCCTGTAACTGTAGAGGGAGCACCTGTTGGTCCTGTAGCACCTGTTGGTCCAGTAGGTCCACCAGGTGTACCTGCTTCACCAGTTGGTCCTGTAGGACCTGTGACTGTAGAAGGAGCACCTGTTGGTCCAGTTTGACCAGTGGCTCCTGTTGCACCTGTCGCACCTGTTGGTCCTGTTGGTCCACCAGATGCACCAGTCCAACCTGTTGGTCCCGTAACTGTAGATGGTGCACCTGTAGGTCCTGTAGGTCCAACAATAGACTGACCAGTAGGTCCAGTAGGCCCAGTAGGTCCACCCGATGCACCAGTCCAACCTGTTGGTCCTGTGACCATAGAGTCTGCACCTGTTGGTCCAGTCGGACCTGTTGGTCCAGCAGTTATTGAGTCAATCCAAGCAGTACCGTTCCAAAAAGAAACAGAGTTATTTGTTCTAATCCAAATATCGCCTATCTGAGGGGAGGTAGGACTATTTGCTGAGTAAGTAACATACTGACGACCATCAACTTCGTAGGCAGCGGTTACTGAATAAGATAGTTGAGAGGTAGTTCCTATAACTTGAATTGAATCGCCTACGTTTAACGCAAATCTAAAGGTCTCAAATGCTTGACCATAACTAATTGCCAAGTTTTTAACGATAGTAACTGCAGTAGCGTCTGTGTAGACACCTCCTGTTGGGACAACATATACAGAGGTTTCTGCTGGTTGAGTGCTTTTAGTTGCAATAATAACTGAGGCTACATACCCTTTATTTGCAGTTACAAGAGTAGTTAAAGTATCTGCAGCAGGGTTGGCTATACCAAGACGTGTGACTGGCATTAGGAAGCACTCACCGTTTTCCATCCAGATGCTGTTAGGACTTCTAAAGCATTAACATCTGTATTATAACGGACATAACCTATTTGTGCATCAACGGGACGAGTACTTGTTGCTCCCTTTTCTAGGGTAAGTTTATTGCTATTGCCAGAAATAGTCTTGTTAGTAAAGGTTGTGGGTAGGTCACTTGGAGTAAATTCGTCAGATTGCAAAAGACCCATTAAAGAAAAAGAAGTCCCAGCAATTGTTGATTTTACAAAGACAGTATCGTTTGGATTTAGGGCTACTCTAAAGGTCTCAAAAGCAGAGCCAACCCCAACTAACAAATTAGAAACTATGTAGGCGTAATCGGCAGAACCACTAGCACCTTGTGGGACAACATAAATGTCGACCTTACATTGTGGAGATGCTTGCGAAGAGGTGTTTGCAATTGTTACTGAAGCCAAATGAGCGTTCAGTACAGCAGCAAGTTGTGTTGGAGTATTGGCTGCAGGTGTAGCCACTCCAAGTCGAATAATCGCCATGAGGGCCTCCTATGCCTGTGCTTCAGTCCAAGTTAACTTTGCAGAACAGAGAGTAGCGTTACCCGTTAAACGAGCCACAGCAACCGTCAAAATATCTGGTCCGTCTGGGAACACTGAGTCTCCGCCAAGGATAGAGTTTGAAAGTTCAAACAACTCTGAAATATTAACTGTTGTTGACTGCTCAACACCGTTCTGACCAGCAGCACGGAAGTTGTAAATCTGGATTCCTCCAGAGATAGTGTCATTTGAGTTGTGCTGGATAATCTGTGTCAATGAAGGAACAGGTACGCCAGTAAAGTTCAAGTTGTTAAGACGTGGGTTAATCAAAACCTTAACGTCAACCAACTGAGTTGTCTGAACAGCAAGTTCTTTCATCTGCAACTGCATACGGTTGATAACGTCACGGTCACCTAGTTTACCTGTCAAACCAGAAGATACTGATGGTGAGAGGCGAACTGAAAGAAGTGGCTGGTAGTTAACACCAGTTGTGTTATTGATAGAACCAAGTGGGTAGAAGTAGTAGGTGTACTGAGCGTTACCTTGTGAGGTAAGGTCAATCACGTTAGTTCCACTAGTAGCAACTGCATCCGAATTTGTTGGGTGAAGTGTTACGTTGTTTGCATCTACTGCACGAATAAACAGAGTTGAGTTGTTCTGTAGTCTATTAAAGTTGTAGAGAGTAGCCTGAGCGGTAATCTGTGGGTTCTGTGTGTTATCACCAGTTAAACCAGCAGCAGTCAAACCAATGAATGTAACAGCATCACCAGTCGCAAAACCGTGAGTTGGAATGTTGATTTGGTTACTAGCAATAGTAATTGCTCGGTTACCAAATGACTTGGCTGTTGTACCTGTAATGGTTAGTGTCTGACCTGATTGAGTAAAGAGGTAAGCCTTATCATCATCAAAGCGACCATCCATGATAACCGAAGTACCCCAGTGGAATAGGAACGGAATATATGTTGGGTTTTCGTAGGTGGTTACTTCGTAACGTGTAGGCAAGTTACCTGAACGGAAGTAAGACTCAAGCATGAAGTTGTTGTGGATAAACTCGTGTACGTACTTAACTTCACCTGTTCCGTCTTTAAATCCAAAACGAATCTTTCCAGCACCGTACCAAGAGTAGTCAATGTAGGCCATCTGGATTGTTCCAAGGTCAAGGTCGTAACCTGTTGGCCCTGTTCCATCTAATGGGTCAATTGAGAACTCTTCTTGAGGAACTCGAAGGTCTACTGTTTTAGTCATAATAATGCCAGACTTAGCAGGAGTAAATGAGTGAGGGCTTCCAGTGCCTGAATCAGAGATTGCTACAACACCTGCAGAATCTGGTGTTGCTTTAAGTTGGAAGTTGTTGTTGTCGATAATATTTACATAGTAAGTCTTACCATTAATAAGACCACCAATAGGGGTTCCATCAATAGAGTTATAAACAATTGGAAGAAGTTCTACAAAACCATGGCTCTGTAAAACAAACTTATCGTCTGCATTTCTGACAACACCAGTAGCACCGTCTCCAGGAGTAAATTCTTTTTCAATTCCAGAAGAACCCTTGTATTCAGGTTTGATGGTGAGGCGAGTATCGCTAGTAATACTAGAGACCTTATAAGATTGTCCACGAAGAACAATCATGTCACCTGCAACAAGTTGTGTTGTAAAGGATGTTCCTGTACCAAACACAAACTCAGAACCTTGAAGTGCTGCTGCTGTTCCACCAATTTGCTGTGTAGAAGAACGACGCACCGCATACAGTTTTTGTCCGTCAAACTCAAAGAACATACCGTTCTGGAAGTCAAACATACCTGCACGAATTGCACCGTTGGACCATGAATCCACGTTGAATTGTGGGAATCCGTGAGCAACGTTATCTGGTGAATTTGGAACAGTTGTTGCTGCAATACAGGTGAAGTTAATAGGGTCATTGTCAGTAATTGTTACCTGGAAAAGACCGTTATAAACAGTGCTTAATGCTCCAGTAGAGGTTCGTGCTTCAGAAATTCTTACGTATAAACCATTTATCAATCCGTGAGGACGACGGGTTGTGCATTGGAAAGTGGTATTAGAGACCTTGAATATTTTTTCAAGGTCAATAGTTGGTTTGAAGTTAATACCAAATGATGTCTGTAAACCCTTACCTGACTGGTAACGGAAGTACTTACGTGTTTGGCGAATAATAGATGCGTAAGAGGTTCCTACACCAACAGACATTTCCACACCACCATCGAATGAACGGTGGAGGCTGTATCCCTGCGGACGTACATACAAGAATGTCTGGTATGAGTACGACACGCTAGAGAATGAAGTTGTGTAAGGACGGTCTACTGTTATTTGTGTATCAGAACCAATAGCAGTAATACGGCGAACAATAGGAGCACTAGGAGTTGTCTTTGTAACTGTGTGTGCAGTACCAGAACCCTGTGTAGTGATTACTACAACGTTTGTGTTGTTAACAGCGTCTGAAGAAGTGTTATACAACTTAATTGCGTTGGCAGACTCGCGTCGAACAAAGTAGAAGAATCCACTTGTTAGACCTGTAGGAGCAACTCCCCCACCATTTAAGTATTGAACAGAGTCACCAGTAGTAAAAGAATGTCCTGTTATTGTAATTGCGTTTACTGTGTTAACAGTAACTGCTGATGAAGCAAAGGTTGAAGAAACTACAGTGTTAGGTGGGAATAGTCGGAATCTATCTCCTACCTTTAGGATTTTAGCAAATGCTGTGTTTGCACCTGTTACCAGAGTAGAACCAGAAGATGTTGATACTGTTCCAGCACCTGTTACATAACCATTAATCTGTGTTGAAGTTAACTTGTGGTCTGCTCCTCCACCAAATGAGGTGAGAACAATAGGCACACCAGAAGAGGCGTTGTCTACAGTAGAAGCAAGTTTAATGAAGTCACGGTTAATAGCAATTGCATAGTAGTTTGTAGCAGTAGTTAAACCACCAATATCTGTTCCACCACCATTAGTATAAGTAAGTTTTGTTCCAGTAATAAATCCATGAGACAAGATTTTTACGTTGTTTTGCTGTAAGTCAAGAGTTGCACGAGGAGTAAACACTTTATCAATTACAGGTACAAATCCGTTTGCAGGAACTGTAAATTGGTATGCGTTTGGAACAGAGTTGATTGTGTAGGTTCCATCAGGTGACTTTGTTAAAGACAAGATACGGTGACGACCAACACCTGCAGTTGTGATATCTACTGCTGTTCCCGCAGTTGCGTTAGAAAGTGTTGAAGCCAACTTAATGTTATCTCCATCAATAAGGATGATGTAGTAAGGGTTACCAGAAACAAGACCACCAATAGCGGTCTGACCCACAGAGTCATACTGAACTAGTTCGCCAATGCTAAACCCGTGTGACGGGATAGAAATTTGATTTGCTGCAAAATCTACAGCGTTTGTAGTAAGTGTGTGGTTACCTGTTCCTAAAGTAGTTAGGTTCAGTAGGTTTAAACCGTCTTTACTAGAAGACAACTTAACGATGTTGTTATCTACTCTTACAATAAAGGCAGTCTGTCCTGAGGAGAGTCCACCGATAGGAGTACCCGCACCTGCAGAGTAAACGACCTTAGAACCAGTAACCAAATCGTGTCCTGGAATGTAAAGGCTGTCTTCTAGAAGGTTTACAACCACGTAAATAAAGGAGTGTGCTGTACCAGAACCAACAGTAGATGCTCCAGCACCAAGGTCAATTGTAGGTCCGTTTAGAGACTGACTCAATTGAATGGTGTTGTTATCAATTACTGTTTTAATGTAGTAAGTTGCATTATCTTGTAGAGGAGGAATGGCAATACTTGTGCCAACGGCTGTTCCAGAGTCACCAGCACTAGTAGAAGCACTAGAGCCTGTAGTGTAAGTAAATGTGGTGGTTGTAGGAACCGCAGTAATAATGAAGGTTCCATTTACACCAGTTTGTGAACCAGCAGTTACAACTACTGTTTGTCCAGCAGAGAAACCGTGAGTTGCAGATGTAGTAACAGTTACTGTGTTACCAGAACGTGCTACGTTGCTGATTGTTTTAGAACCAGGGCTGTTTACCTGATAACGAACAGGCTGGTTAACTAAGAAACCATGGCTGTTAATAGTAATTCTATCTAAGGCTGTGTTTACAACCACTTTACCAAAAGCAAAGTCTGTACTTGTTCCTGGAAGAGTAAAGTCAATTGACGAACCACCAACGCTAGTGGCTAACTGGAAAGTATAATCGTCTACCTTGTTTACATAGTAAATGGTTGAAGAGGTTAACGGAGCAGCAGGAATTCCAGTATATGTTGGAATTAATGGCTCACCTTGGTTTAACCCATGAGCAGTAAGTCTACTGATGTTGTTATTCTCAAGGTCTAATGTAATAGGAACCAATGAGTGATAACCATTACCAGCAGCGGTTAAAGTGATTGCTCCAGTATTAGCAGCAGCAGCAGCAGCGGTTGCGTGTAGGGCGTATCCAGAACCTGATTGAGAAATAAGAGTAACAATTGCTTCACCATTGTTGTTTTGGAACGCAGCAAGGCTTGTAATAGCAGCACCATTAAATGTAGAGAGTCCTTCAAAAAGACCTGTAGAAGTAGAAATGTTTGTTGCAGATGGGATTATGTAAGAACCTCCACCGCCACCTGTGTGTTGAGATATTGAAGTAGAAACACCAGCACCGCCAGAGTAACCTCCACCAGCACCACCTTGACCATAACGGTCAGCATCAGAACCACCGCCACCACCAAAACCACCGTTTGCTTGGTAAGTAAGAATTGGGGCATTAGCGGTAAGACCTGCAAGATAAGAGTTAGTTGAAGCAGTACAGTCAGTTTGTGTTGTTCCTGTGTAGAAACCAGCACCAGCACCAGCACCAACACCGTTAGAAGGACCACCGTTACCGTTAGTGCCTCCTAGGGTTCCGTTAGTTGCTGTACCACCGTTAGTTGTTAATTGACCGTTCTGACCGCTGTTACCAGCGTTAGCAGAGCCACCACCAGCAACAAATAGAGGAACAACTCCATTTTTACGAACTACGAATGTTCCTCCACCGCCACCAACCCAAGCATTGTCTGAATTTGAACGTTGAAGTTCACCAATTTGACCAACGGCAAATGTAATAACTTCACCCTTGAAAAGTTGTACGCGTCCCTTAACAATTGCACCGTAACCAGTAGTTCCACCAACACGTGAAACATAGCCACGAGCACCCTTAGCGGTGATTTCGTAAATACCGTTTACTGGAACTGTCCAGTCTTGATACCCCTGGAAAGCACCTTGAAGAATGTAAGTAGCAGCATAAGAGTTAGCGGTATATGCAGTATCCATCTGTGCTTTTGTAGGACCAAAACGACCTGTTTGACCAGCAGTTGAGAATGTATGTGCTGTAAATGTGTAAAGAGAAGCACCTGCTAATCCACTAGCACTTGACTTCATATAGTAAGTATTTCCGCTAGTTAATCCTGTAACAGGAGAACCGCTTGTGTAGTACTTAACCATCTGTAAATCTGCAAAGTTTGTGTCTACGTTAACTAAGTTGTTATAAACAGTTGGGAAATCTAAACGAATGTTTCCATTTGATGACGCTGTTAAATCAATTGCTGTTCCACCAGAAGATGTTGACAGAGCAAATGAGAAATCATCTAATTTTTTAATGTAAAGTAAGCCGTTATTGCTTGGTCCAGTAACGCTTCCTGTAGCATTTCTAAAAATGCGTGGGTTACCCTCAACAAGAGCGGTTGGGTATGTAACAGTGTCGCCTTCACGGGCTGTGTAATAAAAGAAGTTATCTTCTAAGTTGACGTTCGTTTTTGTAAGAGTGTGTGTGCCAGTAGCACCAACTGCAGTAATATTAATAGCCATGGCTTATCTCTTTCCTACGTTATTAGCGAACATAGACACCGTGTCCATACCAAGCAGATGAACGGTCAGAAGACCAGAACTGTGAAGCACGTCCTGAACCCCAACCCCAATAGTGGTGAGAAAGTCGGTTGTATGTTCCAGCAGCATCAATAGTTCCAAAGCCACCACCGTGAGCACCACCATCAACAGTGTCTCGACCATAACCAACTTGAGCCGAGGTCCAACCACCTGAAGGTGAAGCATAAGTTGAGTGACCTGAAACTGTAGGCCATCCACCAGTAAACTGACCAGCCTGTGGCAAACCGTGACCATCTGAGTCAATCTTAAATCCTGCGTGAGTTCCTGCACCGCCACCTGTGTTTGTATCTCCGCGAGTATCAAGACCTGTCATCCAGTTATACGGGTTACCGAAGAGAACGGAGTTATTACGGTATTGGCGAGCACTTTGCATAATTGCAGTACGCATAGTTGGAATAGCAGTTGTATGTCTCCAGCCAACACGCTTTGCACGTTGTGCAGTACGGTTTGGAAGAACCATTACATCGTTAAATGCACCGTAAAGATAAACAGGGGTAAATGCGTTTGTTCCATTATCTAAAGCGTAGTTAGTAAGGTTTTGAGAACCACCAAGTGCTGCGTCAACTTCAGCCTTAGTTGTGTATCCCCAACCTGCCCAAGAACCAGTCATAAAATCGCCAGAGTTAAACGGAACACTAGATGCAGCACCAAACTCGTCAGTTGCGTTACGGAATGCAAGCATCCATCCGCCACCTTCAAGTGTCATGTTACACCAGACTTGATATGGTGCTGGAGCAGTTGCTGGTTGAATCCAGTATGCACCATCTGTAGCACTTGGCTTTGCAGCAAGAATGGCAACAGCACTAATTGCTGCACGTGAAGCACTGCTTCCGTCTTTAGCAGAACCCTTTTGCAGAGTTAATTGAATATTGTTAGAGTCAAGAACTTTTTCAACGTAATAATAATCTTTAGCGGTGTCTGATGTAGTAATGCGTCCACCTGCTGGATATGAATACTTAACCATATCTCCAACAGCAAGAGCATGACCCGAAACAAAAAATATGTCTCCGTCAACAGATACTCCTGTTTGTTGAATAGTGTGTGTGCCAGAACCTTGGGAAGCAATAATAATGTCTGCTCCACCTGGTGTTGAGGCAAGTTTAACTTGTACTAAACCTTGGGCTTGAGCAACAATAACGTTGATATAAGTAAGCCAATAAGTGGTGTTATTTGTGAGTCCACCTGCAGCGGTTCCAGTCGTGCTGTATCTAACCATAGAACCTACAAATAGGTTTGTTGAAGCAGCAGAACCAGCATTGTTTGTCATCTGAATAATTGAAGAACCGTTTGAGAAAGAGTTTACGGTTGAAGTTGTTCCAGTGTTATTTGCTCCATCAAAAGTTAGGGGAGAACCTTCAGCAATTGTAATGAGTGTTGGAGCAACGTCATCTGCGTTGTTTCCTGGGAAAGTAAGAGCAAATGGAGCAAGTTGGAATGTTCCAGTTACTGTGACTGTGATGTCAATTGCTGTTCCACCAGGTGTGGCACTTACTTGGAAAGTAGAAGAAGACGCACCTAAACCGTCAGTAGTTTTTAGATAAATAACTCCACGAGGTGTTGTTGCAAAGTAACCACTTGCTGAACTTACGTTGTAGTAAAGTGGAGTTCCAATACCTTTTCCTACAAAGTTTTCTGTTGAGTGGCTTACTGAAATTGTATCTGTTGTTGTATTTACAGTAACAATAGCACTTGTTGCTCCGCCAGCAATAGGTGTGTTATTTAAATTAATTACAACTTTTGTAAGGCTATTAGAACCATCAAATGACTGAGCGGTTGCTGTGTTAGAAGAGTCGAATGTTTTTGCACCAGTGTTAGATGCGTCAAACTCTTGAGAAACTGTTGAGTTTAAGTTCAAGAAGTAAAACGGAGTATTAACACCAAATCCGTGTGGTGAATCTGTTGTTACTGTAAGAGTAGATACAGAAGCAGCGTTTGTAACAATACCTTCAGAGTCAGCAATTTTAATTTGTGAACCCTGGAAGAACTGTCCAGTAATAAGAGATGTGTAAAGGTCAATAATAGAAGCAGTAGTTAACTGGTTCTGCTTTCCAAGATAAGTAAATGTTGTTGAATCTGGAACAGAGTTGATGATGTAAGCACCATCTGCAGTAAGAGATTTTGTACCTGTAACGTTAAGAGGAATACCAACAGCAAGACCATGAGGAAGGGAAGTAGTCACCTTAACTTCACGTGAACCAGCAGTAGTTGTTACATCAAGAAGGTTAGGGATTGTTGTATCACCAGAGGCAGAAAAGAATGAAGGAGTGTTGTTAATAAGTTCAACTGTTTCCCACTTTGTTGGCTGCAGACCGTATTCAAAGTCTGTATCCATCATTGTCTGCGGTTGGGATACACGCAGTTTCGTTACTGGGTCAATTAATTCAGCAGGGAAACGGATTTCTCCACTTGTTCCACTGCTGCTTGAACTACCGCCTAAAAATCCTGGCATTAGTTGCTACCTTTCCGTTTCATACTAAGCACCCAGCCACCATGAGGTAGATATTGCTAATGTTCCAACTGTTCCCTGTGGTCCAGTAGGTCCTACGTTTCCTGAAGCAACTTCTACCCACACACCCTGAAAGAATACATAAGTTTTTGCGTTAGATGTGTTAAACCATCCGTCACCTGCATTTGCGGTTGAAGTACTTGGTGCAGTTGGTCCTGTTGCTGTAAACCTACCAACGGCTCCCGTATATCCAGTCGGACCTGTGTAACCAGTAGGACCCGTTACTGTACTTGGTGCTCCAGTAGGACCAGTAGGTCCAGTCCAACCTGTTGGTCCTGTCTCACCTTTTTTCTCGTAAATTGCAAGAACACCAATTTGAGTTGCATCATTTGTGCTCTGATAAACGATATTTGATGGAGCGTCTAAGGGAACTGTGTATGTAATAGTTGTGTTTGCAGATGCAGAGTACTTGCCACCAGTAGGGTCGTTGTTTGTTGTTCCTGGAACAGTGGCTGTATTTCCCTGTGTTAAACGCAATGCAAGTGGGTCGTTAATATTTAGACCGCTTACATTAAAGTAATAAGTCTCACCACGTACAAGAGTAAGTGTCGGAGTATCTTCAGCAATTCCGCTTATTACATAAGCAGTATTTCCACCGTTGTTTGTAACAACAAAAGTAGTTCCATTACGTGGTCCTTCTGCACCAGTAGGGCCTGTCGGTCCTGTCGGACCTGTGTAACCAGTCGCACCTGTAGGGCCTACAAACTGACCTGAGTCTTGCCAAGTAGAGCCTGACCAAATGTATAAATGATTATCTGCTTGAACAACAAAAGCATCACCAGCAGTATTTCCACTTGCTGGAAGGTTTACAACTGCTGCTACTACACCTCTAACGTTGATAGAAGTACCTTGTTGTCCTGTTGGACCCGTGTATCCCGTTGGTCCAGTAACAGTTGAAGGAGCACCTGTTGGTCCTGTGTAACCTGTTGGTCCTGTGTAACCAGTTGGTCCAGTAACGGTAGAGGGAGCACCAGTCGGACCAGTGGTTCCAGTTGGTCCTGTATAGCCTGTTGGTCCAGTTACTGAAGATGGAGCACCAGTAGGTCCAGTAGGACCTTGAAGACCTTGGGTTCCTTGTACACCTTGAATGTTTCCAACGTTTTGCCAATCAACAGTTGTTGGGTTCCAAACGCAAAGGTCACCGTTTGTTAAAAGATAAGCGTCACCAATTGCACCAGTTGGTTTTGCAATACGAAGAGTTGCAATGTCTGCATACTCGCCTTTAATTGTTGTTGCAGCACCTGGTGCTCCAGTTGGACCTGTATAACCAGTCGGACCAGTTACAGTGCTTGGTGCACCTGTTGGTCCTGTGTAACCTGTTGGTCCTGTGTAACCTGTTGGTCCTGTGTAACCAGTCGGTCCTGTAACAGTGCTTGGTGCTCCAGTTGGTCCAGTAGGACCTGTTACTGTGCTTGGTGCACCAGTAGGTCCTGTTGGACCAGTAGAACCAGTTGGTCCTGTAACTGTGCTTTCTGCACCAGTCGGTCCTGTTGGTCCTATTCCACCAACTTGACCTGTAGGTCCTGTTGGTCCAGTTCCACCAAGAAATCCTGCAGTACCTGATGGACCTGTTGCACCTGTTGGTCCAGTTACTGACGGACCTGTCCAACCTGTAGGTCCTGTATAACCAGTTGGACCAGTAGAACCAATACCATCAACACCAGAAGGACCTGTTGCACCTGTTGGACCTGGAACACCAGTTGGACCAGTAGGTCCAGTGGCTCCAGTTGAACCAACGCCATCAGCACCAGAAGGTCCTGTTGGTCCTTGTGGTCCTGAAAAACCGCGAAGTCCTGTAGGTCCTGTAACACCTGTAACACCTGTTGAACCAGTTGCTCCAGTAGGTCCTGTTGCACCTGTAGCAGAAGCATTACCTGCTGGACCTGTATAACCAGTTGGTCCAGTTGGACCTGTATAACCAGTTGGTCCGCGTAGTCCTGAAACTCCAGGAAGAAGTGAGGGGTCAATTTCAGGGTACTTAGGGCTGTTTGGATTAATAGCCATTATGTAGTCACCTCACGCACTGTAAATAGTTTGCCAGCCTTGTATGTTTCAATGTGTCCGTCCGAGTCATAAACAAACTGAACATCCCAATACATACGCTGTGCAAGTCTTTTTGTTTGGTCATACGTCAAACTTAAAGTAATAGTATGACTGGTTGTTGAACCTACCGCAGTAGAAACTGTTACCGTAAATGGCATGTGGCTTTGTAAGACTCCTGCTTTCCAGCGAACATTTGCAACGACACCTTTAGTCGTGAGGTCACCGACATACGGCAAGGAGTAGGTGAAAGCCACATCTTGGTAAGCGGTGAGTTCCACAGAGTCATAAGGGTGTTCTGAGGGTTTGTCTGCGTATGTTGGTCGTGGGAGTTCAATTCGTTCTGGATATGAGTAATCGTCAACCTCCTGTGGTCGGTATACGGGTATGTAGTGGTTTGTTGTTTTAGAGATACGTCGAAGAGTAAATACTTCAATTCCATACATACCAATACCAAGTAGTACGCAGAGTTCACGGTACTGTTCTTTACGTGCATTGAGCATGTCCATTAATTGGCGATAACGCTCTGCACGAGGAATCATTACACCATCGGGGGCAGAAATATTAATATCAAATGAAGCATCAGTAGCAAGTGTGTAAAGAGCGTGTGTTGTCGCTAAAATGGCTACTGGGTAAGTCTCAACTGGTGGTAGGTTAGTAATTGTTTGGCTTCTACCTAGTGAATCAGTACGGTTATTTGAGTGCTGTAAAAAAGCAGCATCAACAAACTGGTGAATTTCTGGTGTTGTGAAATAGCGGAAGTAATCTCCAGAAACAAGAATTTGAACACCGTCTAAAGGAACAGTGTTACTAACTAAAACGCCTGTTGCTTCTTCTATAGAACATGTGGATGAGACATCTACTCCGTCAAAACTTACATACAGAGTGTCTGCATTTACAGGAGCGTAATGAAGGGTAAACCTGTTTGTAGTTCCATCAGCCACAAATTGCATGACGAAGGACTTAGATATGTCACCAAGTTCTGACCGAACTAAATCAGTTAGATTGGCTACTGTGGTCACTTATCCTCCATGCTAAAAGTCTTTGTGCTAATACTCGCAAACTAAATGAATTTAGTACGCACAAAAGGGGTACGTCCCTCTGGGAGGAGGGCGAAAACCAGAGGGACGAACCGACTTATTGACGACTTAGTTTGGTCGCCAAATGTAACCTAGATTTTCCAAGTAAGAAGCAAGTTCACGAGGTACTGAGTACTTAACTCCTGCTTTAAAAGAGTATACGTTTCCTACTCCGAACGTCATTTCTTCAATATCAGTAATTGTACGAATAATTACCTTATCGTTTGAAAGTGATACGCCTACTTCTTGGATTTCATCTAGAACAAGTGGTTGGTCTGGCTTCTTTGGGTCGAATACATCTCGCTCCAAAGACTCTGTTTCTAACTGGTTAGCGATTGAGATTTCTTCTTTACGCTTACGGAGTTCTTCCGCATTAGCCTTTTGTGCTTTTTCCTTTGCAACGCCTGTTGCGTCTAAAGGACTTGTTGGTGTGTTTGCCACGATGTTTATTCTCCTTGTGTTTAGGTTAACTTTAAAAAATGTAAAGGGGCCTCAAAGAAGGGGTATGAGGCCCCTTTACAGGTACTACTAGTTTGTGTAGACCTTGCAAATTGCCTGGTCTGTGATTACGCCAAGACCCCAAATTGCGTACCATGCAAGAGCGTGTTCACGACCGAAGTCAAGAACTCCACCATCACGTAGTTCAACTGGGAGTGAGATTGCGTGACCAAATGCGTTGTCACCAATCATGATTGATTCGTAAACTTCAGCAGCGTTTCCTGTTGCTGATGTTAGGTAACCTGCTTCTGCTGTGTAAGAAGCAGACTCTGGGTTTCCACCTGAACCTGGGGCGGTGTTAGCCTTTACAGGAACAACACCCTGGTCTGCTGGAGCACCAGCAAAACTTGATGTGGTGTATGAAGCGTTAACTGCCAACTTCTTAACCTGTGTTGTTTCGATGAATACTACGTCGTATAGACGACCGATTTCACCTAGCATGAAGTTTCCTGGAGCAGCGTACTTTGTAACTTCGATGAACTCTGGGTTCGAACGAATGTCACGTGACTGCTTAGGATGGATGAACTGAACGTATGTCTCACCTAAGCGAGGGATGTTCTTTGATGCAAGTGTTAGTGCTGCATCCTTGATAGAGCCAGGTGTCAACTTGTGGTTTCCATCTAGGTCTGAAATTGCTGTTCCAGCAGTTCCTTCAGCGTATGTGTTGAAGGTTGTTGAGGCTGATAGACCTGAACGGTCATAACCAAATACTGCAGATGTTGCAGCACTTAGTGTGTTGCGAGCCTGTAGGTCTAGGTACTGTGCCATGTGGCGACCTAGAAGACGGGAAGCAGAAGCCATAACGTCATCGAATGATGCGTTAAGAAGTAGTTCAGAAACTGCTACTGCGTAGCCGTGCTCTGCAACTGTAATTGCAATCTGCTCTGCTGTTAGAGCGTTTGTTGTAAGACGTACACCTTCTGTAAGTGGTGCTGGGTCTACAGCAAAGTTCTTGTAACGAAGGAAGTTCACACGAAGACCTGGTGCTACACCAAGTTCAGTCTTCTTAACTGCGAATTGTTCGAAACGAAGAATTGGCATTGCCTGGAACAAAATCTCTTTTGACCAGATGGTTTGAATTGCATTGTTAAGCGTTGTGTTAGTACCGCTATACGCGGTAGGTGCTGCAGCCAACTGGCTGGAGCCTGTAATCGCTGATGCCATTTATGGCACAACCTTTCTATAGTTGTTGTTGTTAGGTTAATTAAATTACCCGAACAGTCCTCGCCCACGATTACCTGCTGCTTCGCCAAGTAATTTGGCTCTTTGCTTCGCATAATCCGCCAATGACATATCCCGAATTGCTTCGGGTGAGTACGAACGTTGTTCCGAGTCGTTATCGAGAGGTCCTGATGCTGGAGCAGTTATACGTGCTCCCGCCATTTCTCTACGTGCACTGGTCATAGCCTGTGCTGCAGAGTCGAGAATACGAACAGACTTGTCTTTCAGATTAGCAATGCTCTGTTCAATCTCATCGCTATTGTTTCCTTCAATCAAATCAATGAGTTCAGGAATGATGTTATCTCGTTCCTGTTCAAGGCGTTGTTGACGGTAGTTATTTAGTTCTTGAAAATTGCGTTCTTGGTCAAGTAGTGCAAATGCACGTTCTCTTTCAAGACGCTCTGCGTCTAGTTGAGACTGAAATTCTTTTTCCTTCTTTTCCAAGAGGGAACGAACATCCATCTCATCTTCCAATTTTTTCTGTTCTTCTAAAACAGACTGTTGACGAGAACGGTCTTCTTCCGCTGCACGGTCATCACGCTCCTTCTTCAGGTTTGCAAGTTCGTCTTTCAACTTTTCAAGTTGTGGATATAACTTCGCCTTCTCTTGTTCACGAGCACGAACAATGTCGTCTTGTGAAAACCCAAGAGTGTTAGGCACAGTCTCCTCTAAACTTACAGATTCCATGATGGGAGCAGCAACAATTGGAGTTGCTACATCAACGTTTACTTCAGTGTTTTCCATAGTGATTCACTATTCCGTTTCCTTTATCATTGTCCGAATACAGGTTTCCCTGTGTGTCCCGCTTTTAAAAGCCAATTTCACACGGTTTTAAGGTGTTTGTCTGGCTAAATCAGATATTTAATCTGAAATTTTAGGTGTCTCTATCAACGGCTCTTCTTTGCGGAATTTTAGTTCCGTAAGCCTCTGTTACTAAACGAGTACGTAGTTCTGACTCCTGCATGTTTGCAGCCATTGCACCCTCTTGATTTGCAGGGTTTTCAATGTTTTCTGGAGTTGGAGCACCATCAACCTGGTCTCCCATTACATCTCCATCACCAAGTACGGTTGGTTGTAGAGGTATAGCACCTTCGCCACCAGGACCTGGAATCATGCCTGTTAAGTCTTGAATCTCTTTCTGAATCTGTGTCTTTAATAAAGTCATGGCTCCGTCAGACAGAGCATCGTCACGAAGTTCTGAACGAATCTCCTGCAACTTCTCCTCTGGGAACTCTTCGCCAAGTTGACGCAAAGCACCTTCTTTAGACTCAAGTCCCATACCAAGTTTAGTTTGAATTTCGTTAAGAACAATGAGTTTATCTAAAGGCAACGGTGATGGGAACTGAACATGGTTTTGATAAGTCAGTGGGTCATTAATATCCAGTTTAACTAGTTGTTCTGGCTTAATAGGACCATCTTCATCAGGATTGTAAACAAAAGTCTCTGGCTCTTTTACTGCTAGGTTCAGAAGAATTAGTTCATTGATTTTCTCTATCCCGATACCGTATTGAGCAACCTTTTGTGAATAGCGATTCATCAATGGCTGATACTGAATAGAAAGAGCAACACCTGATGTGTTGGAGATTGCTTGAACTTGTCCCAATGCGGTTTCTGGAATGTTCATCATTTCGTGCATAGAACGCTTTAGAAGTTCTAGGTACTTAAGTGCTCCTTCAATACCAGAGGCTCCGCCTTCAAGGTTAAACACTTGAGCGTCTTTAGGTAAGCCTCCCCATACTTTCTTTGCACCTTTTTCTAAGTTAGATGCTTTAGCACCAACAATGACTGTCACAGGAGAAGCGTGATAGTTAATGATGTCTGCTACGTCTGTGGAAATTTCATTGTATGCACGGTTAATAGTGATGATGTCGTGACAATCTGCAAGACCCCAAGGAGAACCAGCAACAGGAACATTTGCAATATGTACGATTGGAATAGTGCCCAGAGGATTAGGGCGAGAGTCAATTAATTCATCGTTAATGTATTCTTCAATGATGTCGTCAGTAAGAATCTCTGTGTATGTAAAGACTTGTCGAGTACCTTCTAAAGAAGTTCCCCAAAAACGATACTTCTGTTTAAATCTAAGTAAGCGGTTTCTATCGTGTGGGTGAAACTCAGGAAATGCAAAAGCAGAGTTCATAGGCAAAATGCGAACACGACCTGGATGAATACGACCAATAGCGTCGGTCCATGCTTCTTCGTAAGCGACCTTTACAAAACAATCGCCAGTAATTCCACCTTGCTGTGCCATCTCAAGTAGCACACGCATTTTGTCATTATCTACTTCCCAAACACGTTGTAGACGGTCTGGAATGATTGCTTCCGTTGCTTTGGGAGAACGGAAGTAAATCCCCTTACCAAATGTAAATCGTGCTAAGTAATCATTGAATGCTCTGTAATAGTTAACTGCAATTTGTGCTTCGCCTGATTCGCGACGATAACCCCAATGGTGACCAAGATACATTGCCCAGTTAAGTGAGTAACGATTTAATCGTGGACCATGTACTTCAAATTCTTCATCTGCTAATTCAACAAGTCCTAAAGGAGAAATAGAGATGGTTAAGTCAGATGACGCAGCCCTATAACTAGGAGGCGAGAAATCTACAAAACTCATGTATTTACCCTACTACTTCTTACGCTTGTCTTTGGCTTTTTTAACAGGTTTTTTTGCGTTTTCTGTTTTTTCTTTACGTGTCTTATTAAATTGTTTTTCCTGCAATTTTTGTCGTTGCACAACTGGGTCGTTACTATCTATAAATTTTCCACCTGATTGGACGTATCTTTCGTGCACCCAGTGACTTGCAGCAGGGTTTGGGTACGTTGAGTACTTTGCCTTTGCTTGAGCAATTACCATCGCCCATAATTTTTCATTTCCAGGTTTCTGAGCCACTTGAATCCTTTACAGAATGCTTGTTCCCCCTAGGACAATCCTAGGGGGTTCAAGGGGTTATAACTTAATTAGTCGTTTACGACAGTTGGTGAAACACGTTGTGTGCGTCCACCTGAGCGAACAGCAACTTCAACGATTTGTTCTGCGTAATCTGTGTATGAACCATGTGAGAACTCATTCAAGAATGTTGGAGCCTCTGTCCATGCTGCAGAACCTACGTGTGCACGTTCCTGCATTGTCTCCTGTGCTGACTTCTGCCATACAGGTGCATTGCGGTTTGGACGACCTGGAGCAACTGCTGAACCTTGTGCAATGCCCTTTTCAAAATCATTTGGTACATCTGTATCTGTTGCAATACCTTCTTCAAAACGAAGTGGACCACGACGTGTTGCGTTTCCTGCTTCTTTCATTTCGTAAACATTTGTTCCTTTTTCTGGGAACATAGGGTTTGGTGCTAGTGTCATTATGACTCCTTATAAGGTTAGTAAAGCGGAATGGCCTATTCCAGGTATGAGTGTGTCGGATTTTTTAAAATAAAACCCGATTAACTCACTACTAATTTTTACTGTAAAAAGGGCTGCTTGTAAGGACAACCTCTGGCATAACTAGGTCTTTTGTGAGGGAGCAAGCAATAGCCAAAGAGTCCACGTAGTCATCATGGGCATACGACTCATCAGGAGCAGCCACCATAAAGTTAGGGCCTTTGTACTGAACTTCTGCATCCACCATTTGTTGATAGAAACGCTTCCAGGTTCTAAGGCGACGTGTTTTTGCATGAGCGGGATAACCAAGCATTTTTCTTTGGATAAGTGCTTGTAGGTGTTTAAATCTAGCCGATTGTTCTGTAGAACTAGATGTTATAGGAGCAACCTCTGCTCTTGGTAATAACAACTTTAAACGTTGGGCTACAGCATCTCCAACTCCGTTAGCGTCAACACCAACAGCCAAGACATCGTAGTTAGCAAGGAAAGCCACAATTTGGTAATACTGCTCTTCCCAATCATCGCCTTGAATTTCTAACCAATTTAAAACGCGATGTTCAAAGTAACCAAACTCATCTGGCCTATCCCAGTCAACCCACACAACAGTAACAACTGTCGAGTCTAATTTACGAGCAGGGTCAATACCAACAACAACTGGGGTCTGGTGCCATACCTTCACAAGTTCCTGAGAGGTATCTCCTAAGTCATCCATAACTCCAGAGGTAATAAACATTCCTCGCTCAAGGAGCCACTTGCAGCAATACGACATTTGGAACTCGTCTGAGTCCTCACCAATACGGAGCATCTCTTTCTTAATAAACTTTTGATAATTGTCATTGAACTTAGATACTTCTTTATAATCCCATTGGAAGTGGTTTTGTCTTGCTGCACGTGTGGTTTGACGACGCTTGTTCAATTGTATAGCACGATAAAAATTGTTCTTACTTGTTGTTGGAGTGCCTGTTTTAACCATAGTTCCTGCATAGTATGCAAGCATTGGAGAGATTGATTTAGACACTACAAAGTCATCTGCTTCTTGACACTCGTCAATAACAATCAAATGGAAAGACTTAGACTCAATCTTTGCACGAGGGTTAGCAGTCATCATTGTGATTGTTGAGCCAGACTTCTTAAGTTTAATCATTCGTGTAACTCCACCAATACGTGCAGCAGAATCATCAATTTCTGGGTCTCCAAGAATTTCTAATGCACGTTCAGAAGTAAGGCGAGTTACTGTACGACCAAACAAAGTTTCAGCCTGTCCTTCAGTTGGTGCAAACAATCCAACCCATAATCCATCTTTAAACTTACCAAGCAAATCAGGATACAACTTAGCAAGTCGGGGTAATAAAATCATTAACGTTGCCACTGTATCTGCAACAGTTTCAGATTTACCTGACTGACGTGCTGCTAATGCAGTTATCTCTTCACCGTCATTAATAATTACAGACTCAATAACACGACGTGCTAATGGCTTTTGATATGGGTGTAAATCATGACCAACAAGAACAACAAGAAAGTCCATAATTTTATCTATGAGTTTTTCAACAAACTGTTGAGAAAGTTCGTCTAAGTCATCTTCAACTTCAAGAGGTGGCTGTTCTTCATCGTCACTTGCGTAAAGTTCGGGATTAATTTCCTCAAACTTTTCATCGTCAAAATCTATATTCATTTAGGTCCTTAAACAGAGAAGCCCACCGAAGTGGGCCACCCCGTGTTCTTCAAGGGAGAGAAGTGAAGACGCGATAAGTATAGCGGTAAAAGTCATCGACGTTTCAGTTCCTTAATAATTTCTAGTAAGGCTTCTGCTCCTAATTCCGAATCCATTAATAACTCTTTATTAGATGACCTTTGCCATCCTGTTATTTCTTTGCCGATAATGTATAAAGCGTTTTCTGCCCAATTAACTAATTCAGGAGTTGCTAAGTTAGAGATACGCTTCTGTATCTTCGTCTGGGGCTGGTGTCCATCCCGCTTTTTCCGTAAAGTCATCATAAGTTACATCCCTCCGTTTTAAAGCCGAGTTTAGTGCATCTTCTTCGTTTTTAGACCCCTGCCATTTGCCTACAACTAAAATGTATTTAAATGGGAGCCTAACCATAAGGGGTTCGCCAAAGCGGTATGGAGCAGTGATTTCTTGGGTCCAACCCTTTGTTTGTATCTTTTTATTCCAAATCAAGGGTTGACGAATAATTTGTATGAACCGTTGTGTTCCGATGTCGTAGACCTTTGGCATTGTTTACCGTTTCTTTTTATTGCCTTTGCTGGACTTTAATGCTGTTGTAGTTTGTCTGTTTGCTTTTGACTTGGGGATTAACCCTTGCTTCTGTTTGTCACGACCTACCTTGCCACCAGTTTTAGTAGCACGGTTGTCATACTCAAAAAAGATTTGGTTAGTACGAGCAATACGATACAGGGTTTCACGAGCATAAGTAGGGACGCTGCCCATATCTGCAATGCCGTGTGGGTGGCTATCTAAATAGCGAAGAATAAAACGGCCCTTGGAGTAAGCAGCCTTAAATGAAGACCATGTGGTTGCTTTAACATCGTGGTAGTTATAAAAAGTACCATCACGAAACACAACGGTTAATACTTCTCGTTTTCTGTCATAACCCGCAGCAACTGTACGTGGTCTTTTGTAATTCATTGACGAGGTTGGAATAATGCTTAATGGTGCTGGTCCATCGGAGTAATCACGAGGGTCATCAGCAAAGTTTGTTCCTGCAGGTCCCTTAGATAAATCATAAGGGTCGTAATAATTTCCAGCCTTTTCATAATCTTGAAGACCTTCAGATAAGTCATCTTCTAAATCTTCATAGTCATCATGATAAATAGCCATGGCATCAAAGTATTCTGAGCCAGGTGCAACAGGGAGTGCTCCTGGTAAAGAGTTAAGAACATTAACCCTTGAATCCAGGAGACTCCCCATGCCTTGAACTTCTTTATTAGAAATTCCGTACATACCTGCTGTAGGGTCGAGATTGCTCATCAAATCTGATGCAGAGGGCATCGGTTGGGTCTGACGACCACCGCTACCAGCATTTCGTGCTACAGCCATTTAATTACTCCTTAGATTACGCTGATGCTGCCCAAGGTGTAATTGTAACTGCTGCACCGACTGCTGTTGTTGCAGCACCGCCAGCAATTGTCTGTGACTTGATTGTTCCTGCTGCACCTGTTAGTGCTGTTCCAGGTGTGATAGCACCTGTGTTTGCAACAGTAAATCCTGTACCAGCGATAATAAGTGTGCTTCCTGAACCGCTAGTTACAGAGAAAGTACCAACAAGTGCTGCTGGAATACCTGTTCCTGCAATGATGGTGACCTTAGTTCCTACAGCCCATGTGGTTGTTCCACCAGCAACGGTTACAGTTGCTGCGGTTGTAGTTATTGCGTTAATGCCAGTTGGCTGTGTAGCCGTGTTTGTTGCACCTGCTGCAGTCGTAACTGTAAGACCTGAGTCCTTCATAACGTCATCAGCATTTGCTGTTGTCATACCAAGAACACTCTTAACTAGAACGTAGTCGGTTGGACCTGCTACGTCAGAACCTGGTGTGTTTGGTGTGTACTGTGGGTATCCATTCCAACCTGATTCTAGGTTGATGTGGTCGCCAAGTGATAGGTCTAAGCGGGTTGTACGAGAATCGTTGCCTTGTGGAGCAATGTTGCCCCATACAAAATCAACTGCGATTTCTCCTGCGGTGTCTAATTGAGCACCTGCGTTGTTTACTGCCATTTATATTTCCTCACATGTGTGGTTGTTTAATTGCTCTCCGTATAACACATCGTCACAGTCGCGACATCTAAAAAGACGAACGGTATCGAATGCTTCATGTAAGGAGTCCGAATGGTCGTTACCGTATTCAACCTTGGGTCCAGCGAGGACTTCAGGTGGAAATGGTCCTACGGGTGAATGAGCATTTCCAGGGACGGGATGTCCCTGTACTGCAAATTTTCTTACAACTTTCATCAGGCATCTGGCTGAACGTCAGAAACTTTTTTTACTTTCTTAACAGGAGCCTCTGGCTCTTCTACAGGAACCTCTGACTCTTTAACTCCAGAAAGGATTAAAGTTGCATCTCTAACCTCTGACTTAGAAGCATCGCTAATTTCTAAAAGACCCGCAATTTGACGGTCTCTTAAAAACGACGGCAAACAAACATTGCAATAATCCACTTTAGATGCTGGACTTGGTGCATAGGTGTATTGAGCCGTATTTTCACAATTAACACATTTCATAGTTTTCTCCTTAACAATCCCACTTGCGTAATGCTAGTGCTTTTCTAGTTGGTTTTCCGTTTCTTTCCATTGGTCCTGGCATTCCGCCCATACGTGCACAGAATGATTTACGACGTGATGCGTCTTTTGGAGAACGTGCTGCTCTTTCTCTGGAGACAGGTGCCTTTAAATTAGAACCAGGGTTTTCTCTTTCATAAGATTTACGACCTGCTTCATTAAGACCACCTTTGGAATTTTTACCTTCCTTACGTTGCCATGCTGCTGACTTTGCCATAATTACTTCTTACGAGGACGTGGAGCAGATTTTTTAGCAGTAGCCCTTTTAGCAGCAGCCTTTTTAGCAACTGGTGTTGGAGCCATTCCTTTGTTATCAGGATGGTCTGGGTTCTTCATAATTTTTCCACCAGGACCTTGAACTACTTTAGGAACAAATGCACCTGCAGTTTGTGCAGGGGCTGTTGACGCAGCAGTTGCTTGTGGTGCTTCAGGAGCAGCAGGTGCTGGAGATTGGTTTTGTGCAGGTGCTGCTTCTGTGTAGGGATTGTACTTTGCTTGAATATCTCCTACTTTAAACTCACTTACTCTACCTCTTTTACCAATAGAGTTTACTGCACGAGTTTTTGCTCTTAACTCTGCAACGGTATTTGCACTAGATAATGCAGAAGTATTTAATTCATGATTTTGTTCAGAACCTAAACGTTCCATACCTTGTGCATGTCCTGTACGAAGTTTACGCATTTCAAATCTTTGTTGACCTGCTGCATCACGAGAACCTGTTTGTAATTTTTCTGTTTGCATAGATTGACGAACAGTAAGTTCACGACGTTGCATTCCTGATTCGTGTCTTTGTTTCATTCCTTGAAGGTCTTTGCTGTAACCGTGCTGACGTTCGTTACGAACACTTGACAATGCGTGGTTAGCAGCAAGGTAAGACATGTCTCTACGACGGTCCTGAGCACCTTTAAACATGTTGTCAATGCCATCTGCAATCGGCTTTACAATGTTAGGCATTCCTCCTGGAGGAGCACCCATAGGAATCTGGTTCATAGTCATGGCTACAGTTTCTCCTAAAAATCTTTCTTTGTGGGGCTAATCTGTTTAATTGCTTCTAATAAAACAATCTGGTTTTGACTGCGGGTAATCTCAGCCTCTTCAAGTTTCTTTTCCAGTTTGTCCTGTCGTCGTTCTAGACGGTTAACCACGTCCTTGACCGATTTGCCACCATTATGGCTAAGTTCGCCATCTAACTTGTTAAGGCGAGCCATCACTCCTGGGACAGCGTCACGACCTGCTTCAGCGTCAGAACCTTCCCAGTCCAGAATAAACTTTGCCCATCTTCCAAATAGTTTACTAACTTTTTTAAACAAGGGATACAAGACGGCACACCCTCCAAGGATAATTCCAATAATCATGGAAACGGTTTCTAGTGTGGTCATCTTGTATCCCTTAGATTAATTACTTTTTGTTGGCTGACTTTTTAGCAGCGTCTGTAATTTTTTTAGATACTTCGCTTGCTGCTTTTTCTGCAACAAGTCCAAATGCTGGGTCTTTCTTATTAATGAAGCGAAGTGCTACAGGAACAAGTGAAGCCCAAAGTGCATTTGCAACAAGTAGCCATTCTCCTTGACCAAAGTCAAGTGGGCTTGCCAGGTTGCTTGTCTGTGCAACAATCATTACTGCGCCAACTACTTGACCAATAAGATTGCGTACGTAGGACTCAATCAGTGCTTTATTCATTTATATCTCCTTAACGTGTCCGAATTGACACGCCAATAGTTTAGTCGTCTTCTCGGTTTCTAAGTGGAGTTTCGGTTTAGTTTTAAATTAAATAGCCACGAATGATGCTTAGTAGGAACTAAGTTAAGCAAATAAATAAGCCGTAGGCTGGTTAAACCTACGGCTTGTTTTAGTTAACCCTGTGGTGTTGGTAACGGAATTGGTTCTGGTGTTGCAACGCTATCTTCACTCCATGGTTCTGGTAAATCTTGTGTTGCATTTGGGTCTTCAGTTGGTAGCGGATTTGGTGCTTGTGGTATGTCTTTTAAAGAATCACTTGGAATAAGGATTGTTGGATTTTCAACGATGTTGTCGTGAATATCAAATGGACCAACAGGAGCGTTAACGCTGCATCCTGTTAGTAGTATGGAGGTTAGTCCTAGTGCTGCTAATTTCGGTGTTAGTAACATGGCTTCAGCATAACCCTTAACCGAAAAAATGTTAAGTCCCCAGAATAAAAACCTTTAAAGAAGGTGATAGGGTGTATTCATACTTCTTTAGAAGTATAGCCTCTGGTCCCTCGGTACAAATGTACCTTTCGGGGAGGGACCAGGGGCGTTTTAATTAGAACCGCCGTCACCACCCATACCACCGTCACCACCAGGACCATAAGCAGAAGAGGTCTCTCCCATACCTGATACTGGTTCATTTACAGCAGCAGTCATATAGCCACCGTAACCACTGTACTGACTAATAGACATTGGGTACATTGCGGAATAAAAACCATTACCAACAAACCCTCTATCAGGATTCATTAGCCCTTGTCTACGAATGTTTTCTTCGTTAGCAACTGCATTAATAAATTGATTACTTAAAACGTTCATACGGTTGCCAATGCTGGATGAAGAAGGTGTTCTGGGTCTTCAATGCTAATAGATTTATCTTTTAGAGCAGGACCAAATTCTTTTGAATGATGTCCGCAAAATAGTAACTCACCGTTAAGTAAAATGAAACGAACCATAGCACTAGCAGTGCAACGGTCACAGCGGTCATTTGCGTTCATTTTTTCTTCTTTCTGTCGGTGTTACCCCTGGCGATGTTCTTACTAGCAGACATTACACGTAAATTGGAAGAAGAATCGTTTGAACGGTTGTTATCTTTATGGTCAACATGCTCATCTTTACCAAGTTTTCTACCTAGTTGTTTTTCTTTTTTGTCACGGGCTTGGTTACTAGTTGTAGTGGTTTGCGTTTTTGGGTCGTAAGTAGTAACTACTTTACGTCCTTTGTTCTTACCGCTTTTAATTGTGTAAGGGCCGTATGTGACTTTCTTTTTACTAGGTAGTGTCATCGTCTACTTTCTTATTTACCGCAGCAACTGCAAACGGCTACTGGAGCAGCAGGTGCTGCACTCTTAAACTTTGGACGACCGAAGCCTACAATGGAAATCATCTCTCCAGCCTTGTTCTTCTTAAATCCACGAAGTTTCTTTGAAACCTGTCCGCCATTTCTTTGGCTTCCTTTTTTATCTGGGCTTGTGTTTCCTTCGATGCACCAAACAGTTCCATCACCGTTATCTTTAATAACAATACCTACGTGAGAAATTCTGTTGACATCGTCTGATGGGAAATCAAAATACGCAATATCTCCTGGTTCTGGGTCAGCAATATCTGCGTCAATCCAAGAGTTTGCTTTCTTAAACGCTGCTGCTCCACCAGGTGTGTAAACAGTATTAGGAACCTTTACTCCTGCTTCATTTGCACACCAGTTTACGAAAGAACCGCACCATGGTTGAAAGTTAGCCTTTGTATAAGCACCGTACTTTGTTTCATTATCTTTTGGACCTTCAATGGTTCCAAGTTCTGCTTTTGCAACTTCAATAAGTTTTGCAACTGTTCCCATGTCTGCCATTAGTTCTTATCCCAATCTTCGTCTACAGGTTGTTCTTCTGGAACCTGTCCATCTGGCTTTCCTAAAGTTGGTGCAATAGTTACTGCAACACCTGATTGATTTGCTTCAACCTGTAGGTCTGCTGCTGTTTTAGAGTTAACATCAACTGCTGCAAATGCTGAGTTGATTTCGTCTAAGGAAAGTCTTCCATCATTCATGAAGCCACGAGCAAGTTTTTCAACAACTGCTGCCACTGCTGTAAGACCAGCGACTGTAACTGCGTTTACAAGCGTAATTCCAGCAATGGCTCCAGCACCAATAACTCCAAGACCACTTGCAGCAAATACTGCAACGATTCGTAGGAGAATGTTCCCAAACATTCTAAATCCTTTTTTCATTTTCAAATGACTCCTTAATCGCATTACGCTTCTTACTGGTTCTATCTCGATTACGATTAGTGCGACGGTCATTAAAAATAGCGGTTTGTTGATTCAGTTTATAGTTTCCAGGTGCACCAGCAGTTATATCAACGGTAGTTGGTTTCTTCTTTGGCACCTACAAATTGTAAAGCGTTTATTCGTATTTGTACTGCTCTTTTTTAATAAAGGGTCCAGAGGTGTAGGCATCTTGTGAAGCAGCAATCTTTAGAGCCTCTAACGGGGTTGCACCAGCCAATATTGCTCCTACTGCGTACTTGGCTCCAGAACCCACTGCGTAGATGCCATCGTCTCTGAGTCCTACAGACAAATCATCTTCAACGCTAAATAAGGTTCCCGCCACAGAAATTATGAAAGAGAACCTGGATTCACCATCTGTGCTCTCTTGCTCAAAACTAAAGCCATTATCGGTTAAACACTTACGCAAAGAGGGAACTACCTTTGCAATCATAAAATGATAAGGGTCTCGCAAGTCTCTTGCGGTAGGTGTTGGTGGGTCCCAGATGTGTTGTGCTACATCGCAAGGCATAGCCTCACCAGAACCAGCAATTAAAAACTCTCCACGCTTTGAAACTTTAACCATCTTAGAGTGGTTGTACTTACGTCCGTCACTACCAGTGGTTTGGTTATCGCAAAAGATGATGCTTTTTTCGTCATGCTGAACACCAACGATAGTAGTCATTTTTTCCCTTAGATTGGAGGAGGGTTAGAGATAAGTTTACCTCTAACCCCCCTGTATAAAAAGGCTGAGTTTTAGCCCTTATAAGTTAAAGAACCTGCAAAAGCCGTTGGTTTCTGCAATTCATTAAGTTTGGTTGGTTCCATCTTTACACTCTTACGAGGGGTGTTTGCTTGAACTTCTGCTTTTAGCCAGCGTTTTGCAGCAGATGCGTTTTTCCAAGCAGATAAGGCTGTTACAACGTTATCGTCCTGGTCATTAGTTAATGTCCAAGTAGCAAGCCATGCTCCACCTTTTTCTGCGTTAAGCAAAAGGGTTGCTTTGAACTGATTATTTTTCTTCACGGATTCTCCTTAGTTTGCGAAGTTATTGCCTACCTTATCATTAGAATGCGGGCATGGCGTTAAAAGACATAGATTTTCGCGGAATTCCCACACATGAGTGCCCTGTGTGCCAGTCACGCCTATTCAAGGTCTTTGCGATGTTTGAGGATTACGACATAGCCCTATGGGGCGTAGATGCTGAGTGTGCCGAATGCAATGCCCTGGTCACGGTTCCATGCCCAGTTGACTCCCCAGAGTACAAGGTGATGAATGAAGATTAATGAGATTCCACAAGTTACCCAACAGTTGTTCACGAAGGCTTATTGGACAAAGGTAAACATTATTGAGTTTTGGGCATTTAGTACAAAACTTGTCATCATCATTCCAGGACTTCTTTTTGGTATTCAGTTCTGGTGGTTATACCTATTTGCCTTGGCTTCTAGCCTTGCATTAATTTTGACATCAACAATTAAAACACTTCCCACCATTATTTACTTTAACGTTGTGTGGTGTTGCTTGGCTACGACTGCAATTTTGAAGCACTTCCTGGGTTAATTAAAAATTCTGGGTAATCCGTAATGTTATAAAACGGAGGATAGTCAAAGTAGCGTTTAAAATCTAGCGATGCTTGCTCTAACTTACCGTGACGTATAAGTTCTGCTTTAGCAACTTCTGGGTTAAGTTTTCCGATACCAGCAAGAACCCAATTCCATAATGGTGCTGATGTTCCTAAATAGTTTTGGTAGTACAAATAACTTGGAATATGGGTTTTGCAGTGTTCAAGCAAATCAGAAACAAAAGGAGTTAACGTTTCTCCTGTTTTAATGTATCTCCAAAACTCTGAGTCTTCCCTACCTCCTTGATAGTGAAGAACAATAAAGTCCTTAAAGTCATCAAACATGTTATTCATTTTTTTGTTAAATCGTTTTGCAGCCACTGGATTCATCGTGGACTCTTTATCTTCAGTTAAGAACTGAAAGATAAACTCTAATAATTGAATGATGGTGGCATGAATAGAGGTAGCCTCTAATGGCTCAAGAAATGAACCAGCAAGACCAGTAGACAAACAGTTCTTAACCCAAAGGTTACCTGCACGTCCACCCTCAAACTTAATGTTTTTAATGGGGGTAATGCTGTGCCCTAACTTTTTCTCAATCTCTTGCTGTGCTTGGTCTTCAGTAAGGAACTCACTGCTATACACGTAACCGTGTCCCATTCGGGTCTGTAAAGGAATACTCCACATCCATCCAGAAGACATAGCGGTTGCTTTTGTAAGTTGCTCAATTTTTTCGTTTTCGTCCATTTTGTAATCAACAATAAAAGGCATTGCTCTATCAGCAGGTAGGTTCTTTTTGTAGGACACCCATTTAGAACCAAGTTCTTTAGACAGCACTCTTGCAAAGCCAGTGCAATCAATAAAGAAGTCTGCTTCTAGCGTTTGCCCATTGCTCAAGTTAAGGCTTTCAATTTCACCTTGTTGATTGAGGTTTACCTTGTTAATTACAGCGTCAACTTTTTTAACGCCCTTATCCTCTTTCATAAGAAGATACTCAAAGTATTTTCCTACCTTATGCCCATCAAAGTGAAACCCAAACTCTCTTAGGGGAGCCTTACCGTGGTAATACCCCAAACCAATAGTAGAAGCCAAAGAGATGTGTTCTGTTGGGTAGTTAATCAAAGTGTGGTGAAATTGATAGTCGGGGATGTCTGATGCGGTGTTTGAGCCATTTAAAGGTGCAAAGTAGTCCTTGTTAGTTGGAGACCAACCTTCATGCTTGATTCCGTACTTAATAGTGGAGTCTGTGCGAACCATGAACTCTTCAATACTTGCACCGCCTTTTACAAGGCTGTCTGTAATTAAATGATAAAAGAGACCACTAGAGCCTTCACCAGCACCAATGATGCCAATTTCAGAAGACTCGATAAGGGTTATTTGATGAACGCCTTTATGGGCATTTGCAATTAGATAAGCAGCAACCCAACCCGCAGTTCCGCCACCAGCAATAACAATTTTCATAAATACACCTTAACAGAAAAAAGGAACAGTTTTACGACATGCTCAGGTCCCCAGCCAACTGTGGGCTGACGATTAAATGCGTCTTCCGCCGTCTCTACCGTTTTTAACGTAAGACTCTTTACTTGGGTCAAACTCAGGGAAACTTCTTTTAATTGCTCTGTGGTTATCTTCTTGTCCAAGTACTGAGGCTACTTGATGCTTAACTTTAAATTGACTACCAACAAAGATGGTTTTTTCTTCCGTAGGGTGTGGTTTGTATTCATCCATAGGCTCTACTTCATAAACGTTACCGTGGTGTACGGGATACTCTCCACCAGGGTTTACACCAAAACCAGTACGTGCTCTCTCATGAGCATGAGCAAGAGCGTAGTTTAAATCAGTTGTAGCCCACGCTGTGCCGTGTTCTGTTCTCGGTTTAATGATGTCGCCAGGTTTAAGTGTCTCAATAGTCCCGTGGAACATTTGATGCGAGAGATTATCGTGAGCACTCATGCGTTGGTCTTCTCACATACGCACTTGCAGTTGTCGTCAAAGCAGCATGAACTGTCATACAACTCATGGTCGCATTTGATGCACTTTGCCATTAAACGTTCCTTTGCCTTGTCGTGGTGCTTGATTTCGCACCCACGTGCAAGGTCTGGAACAACGTACTGTTTTCCACAGACTTTGCATTTCCACGCTTCATAACGAGAATCCTGCACAGATTAAATTATGCACCGCCCGATGACTTATGTCTGGCTTTGCAATAACTCATTAAATGGGCAAAGGAATACTTCTTACCGCAGGTACAGGTGAACTGATTGGTCACGAGTTCCACAACTTCTCTTCAAGGGCCAGGATTGCTTCCATATCAAGAGGAGCCTTTAACTTCTTTTTAGCGGTGTCCCACTTCTTATCTAAGGACTGATGATACGGGGACTTAGAGTGCAGTGGTCTTTGGTCGTCCCATTGAGACTTCTTGTTGAGATGCTTGTTAGTCATCTGGGACTGCTCTTTGTTATATGAGTTCTTTACTGCTACAGCGTTCATTTATACTGCCTTTCCTAGTATTCGATTTACTTTGGTGTTACAACGTGGACAGTTTCCCTGTGCCATACGGCGACCTGAGTCAGAGGTGCGAACAACTCCAGTGAACTCTACATTCTCCTTGCAGATAACACAGTAGGCACTTCCACTCCAAGGACCACTATGGCGAGCAGTCTCTATAGCCATCTCTCGACGTTCGACCTCTGCTATTGGATTGTGGACTTCACAAGTCTTCATACAGGTGCATTTTGGTGGATTAAGTTTCTTCCATAATTTATGAATGTCCAAGGTGTTCCATCTCCTCTAGACAAGGGTCACAGTGGCACTCTTTGAAGTCTGTGGCGACACTAGTCATCTCAGTCATCTGATAACTGCTTCATTACGGCTCTAATGGTTGGACAAGGCCATGTTCCATCATCGCCGTCACAACCCATGCACATACAAGGCTCGTTTATCAACTCAGGGGATTCATCGTGCTTTTCTCCTTTACAGGGAGAATGCAACGTTATTACGGCATGGAGAGCGTCACACACCTTGTCGTGGAATAGTTCGAAGTTCCAAAGACCTTCAACCAGTTTTACTTGTAAGTCTTCATAAGTCATTTCAGTCATCTTTCCACTTAATCACAATCTCATAGCCCAAGTCATAGGCAGCCTCTTGAGCCTGAAGAAACGTTACCTTTTCAAACATCGCCCATGCTAACTCTTCAAGGCTTAATTCTTTTGGTGCTACCCAACGTTTGGCTTTATTCATCCCAACTCCTTCTCGATGGCTTGGATTGTTTCGCAAAGGTATTGGTTGCATACACCGCAATGGTTGAACTCGTCAGGCTTATGCAACTCCACTACTGCACGAAGGGCAATAAATCCCCATTCATAAGGTCCATACTCAGCACCTTTGATACATAAATCAAGGTCTTTAAGCAACTCATCGTGTGTCATCCCAACTCCTTCTCTATTGCTTGGATTGTTGGGCAGGGGTAAGTAACTGGTACAGCATCGTAACAATCCTGAATAAAATCTCTTGAACAATAAGAACAAATCCCTTGAAGTATGTCAGGCTTATGCAACTCCACTACTGCACGAAGGG